ATGAAAAGGGATCGAATCAGTGGACCGAGGTCTTTATTACGAGCAGGAATTTGTTGTAAATTAGGGTTAGAATATGAGAATCTACCAGTAACTGTGCCGCCTTGGTCAGATCGTATCTGGTTAATATCTGCATGTATTCTACCTTTATGTTCATATCTTATAATAGTGTCTATAAATGTTGTATGTGCCTTGTTTATTTCTCTAGCTTTTGCTATCTTCTTAACTAAAGGATGTTCATGATTAGACAAAAAGTTTTTAGTAAATGATGGTGCCTGTGTTTTCTCAGTTCTTTCATAAGGTAATTTTAATTTGTCAAAAACTTTGGCAATGCTTCGTGCAGCCCATATTTGACACTCTTCTCCTGTCTCTTTTGTTACTTCTGATAATAATTGTTTTTCTTGTTCACCTAACTGTTGTTTCAATTTATGAGCAGATTCGGTATCGACACGCACGCCCTTAAATCTCATATCAACTAAACACGGAAATAAATCTGTTTCTAAATTAAATATAGATCCTAAATCCTGACTGTTTATTTCTTTTTGCATAACTTTCCATAAAGCTAAAGTAAGTTCTGCGTCTCGTTCTGCATAATTACCTACGTATAATGCGGGTAATTTCCACATGTCTGCTTTAGGGTCTACACCCCATTCTTTTGCTGCGTTGTTTAACTCTGTTTCATTTTTGCCTTGGCCAACAAAGTCCCAACCTAAACTATTTAAATCGTATCTATATCTATTTTCATTTACTAATGACGCTGCAATCATAGTGTCATAAATTCTACCATTTATTTTAAAACCCATGGCTCTTATCCAACAAACATCATACATTGCATTGTGAAATATTTTATCTGCTGTTGACTCACAAATATCTTTAAACCATTTCATAACTAAATCTTTGTCAAGATTACCACCACCTTCGTGATCAAATGGAAAGTACCCTGAATAGCCGTCTGTAGCCACAGCTATACCTACAACTTTACCTCTACCCACAACAGAACCTGTTCCTAATTTTTTTAAATCAGGATCATATGTTTCTAAGTCAATTGCTATCTCATCTGCATGACGTAAGTCTGGAAACTCTGTAGGTTTAACCCATTCTGTTTGTGCTTTAAATATCATTTTCTTTTTTCCATTTCTTATAACCTTCAGCCCAAGATTCTTTTTTCTCTTTTGAATAATCTCGTTCTAAAATCATTTCTAGATAATGTATTGCTTTTTTAATATCCTCTTCCTTTCCTTTGGCAGAATGTCTGCATATGTATTTTATAGCCGATGCTTCTGCAAAAAGCAACCTGTTCTTGTTTATAAACTCACTTGGCTGTACGACCATTGATTTATAATGTGATCCTCCAATTTGTTTTTTGTACACACTCATATTTTATACTCCTTCTTTTTGTTTTTACATTTTATTAAATACAAATTATCTATGGTTCGTGTAATACCCACGTACCAGACTCTTTGTTCCTCATCATATTTTTCTTTCGATCTTTTTGATCCTTTCAAAGTGTTTTCTGTTTGATTTAAATATAATACTACATTAGTTGCCTCTCCACCTTTTGCTCCGTGTATTGTAGATATTTTTATTCTAGGTGGTTTTGATAGATCTTCTCCATTAACAAACATAGATTTTACATAATCAATTTGATGAAATGGAACTTTAGCAAAAGCTTCATACCAAGGTTTGTCAAACTCTGGCTTCTTGTCATCTAACCTTTCTATAACTTTTTGTTCTAAAATTTCTGGTAGCTTCTCACCTTCCTGCATTCTTTTAAAATTATTTATATCTTCATACAAACTTTTACCTATGCTGTTACCTTGACTGCTCTCAAAAAAATAACCTTTTCTTTTGAGATAAGAAGAAATAGGTTTTAATAGTGATTTTGTTCGTGTCAAAATTAACCATTGTCCTTGAGACATGTCTATATCAGCTAGCTTAAAACGTTGATTTATATGGCCAATTTCAGATTTAGGTAAGTATTGTTTATCTAATCTTGTGTTAATTCTTTCTATAATATCTAAAGCTTTTTGTTGAATAAGTTGTGGCACTCTTTTTGATTTTGTTAATGGTATTTCTTTTGCTTTCCAATTTATAAAAGAATTAACATCGGCTCCTGCCCAACCAAATATTGCTTGGTCATCATCTCCAGCAATCCACACATCATTACAATAACCATCTTCTAATTTTTTTATCATAGCCCATTGTATTAAAGATAAATCTTGAGCTTCATCTACAAATATAACTTCAAATTTAGGTGCTGTGCCTTTTGGTCCTAAAAATTTATCTAACATATCTGTGTAGTCAATTAAACCATACACAGTTTTATAGTTGTTTATTTCTTTATCTATAGCTTCTAATTTATCTCTTTGAATCTTACCAATGTGTTCGTTTAAATTATACTGATCTAATATACTAATTTGTTTTACTCTAGCCAAGCTTATTAAACTTAAATATTCACTGTCGGATGTAAAAATTCCATTCCATTCATTTTTTTCGTATGCTGCATATTTTATTTGTACACCACATGTCTCACCTATTTTTTTATAATTACCTTCCTGCATTACGTTTTCTTCTTTTAATCCTAGTCTAGTAAACGCCAACGAATGTAATGTTTGAAAATATCTTATATCTTTTTTATTTAACGTAGGGTTTCTTTTTAAAAATCTATCTCTAGCTTCGTTTGCAGCTTTACGTGTAAAAGAAAAATAACCTATCTTATCTAAAGACACACCTTTGTTAACATAGTTCGCTACTTCATTTAGAAGTGTGTATGTTTTACCGGTTCCTGGTGGTCCTATAACTTTATATCTCATTAATAATTAGACTTCTTTCTATCTGTTAGTTTGTGTTCTATTCTTTTGTAGTGTAGTTGTGATACCCTGCAAACTTTTAATGTTTTGCCGTCAATGTTTAATGAGTGTCCAAACTCTACAGAACATTTTTCTTTTAATTTTTGTGCAATTCTTTCCTCTGGAATTTTCCAATTAGTCCCTAGATGCTCGATGAAAGACTCAAATCTAAAGAAATGGTGTGCTTCCTCTGTAAGACATGCACCACTGTTAATTTGACTTCGCTTCATAGCTTGTGGTCCATTAACACAATATTGATACAACTCTTCTTTTAATCTATCAGCTATCTGTGTTCCTGCAGGTGGTGTAATCTCTTGGCAATTGTTTCTTAACAACGTTAATTTAGATCTCCAATCTTTTGGTTTTAATGGTTCAAAATATATTCCTGTCTGTTCCCACACAAAATTTAAGACATCCTTTTGATTAGTCATAAGTTTTGTATTAGGTATTGTAACTTCTACGTTGTCATCGTTAGGCATGACAATGTTAAATCTATACTCAGGGTCAGAGTATTTTATAATTGCAAAATCTTTTATGTCTGGAAATGTAGTTATACCGTCTGATTTTATTCCAAAAGGTTTAGAATAACACAAAGTACGCATACATTTAGACTGTATAGGTTCTTCATAACAAGTATGTCCTGCTGTGTCTTTTTTCCATGCAGCTATCTTACTGTCTAGTTTTGATTTATCCCAAGGGTCCTCTAAATAATTGTAGTTTGCTTTCGCTACTTGATCTGGCCACTTATCTTTATATTTCTTTTTTGCAAAAACCATGTAGTTATACATAAAACGATCTCTACCATCACTTAATTTCTTTTTAGAACACAATGCTAAACAAGGTGGACCATCTTCAAACTCTGCATTTGTTCCTAGTAATATATCTCTATAGGTGCTGGCAACTAATTCACTTAATTTTTCTTTGTCTATTCTTGATTCGTTTGCATATTTAATAAACTGTTCTAAAGATAGTTTAGAATTATTCTTATCTACAGCATACCTAGTTGAGTCGCCATTATTGTAATAGGGTAAGTTTATAAAATTACCTGGTTTAATATCTCCTTTGTCATCTTCCTTTAATTCTTTCTGTTTTGGAAAAACTTCTGTAGTAGAAGATAAACCTAGAGGAAGTAAAAAAGATTTAAACGCCTCTATTAAATCTATTGTTGGTATTGGTTCTTTTAAAAATAAATAACAATGCAAACCTCCGCTCTTAGAAAGTATTGGTATTAAAGGTAGTTTGTATTGTTGAAATAATGCTAAAAATTCTTCTATTTTAAATTGACCATAATCAGGTGGATCAATATCTATACAACCAAATTGAACTGTTTTGTTTAATCTACAGGGTTGTATTCCTATAGAAATTTTTCCTTCTATATGATTTTTGTAATCTATTGCAGATACAGGTCTACCTGCCCATTCGTAATTAGGTTTTATTTTATTTTTATTAGAGTCTAAGGAAGTTTTAGACATGTCGGCAATACCAAAATCACCTTCATATCCAGTAAATAATTTTATAAATTCATTAACCATAACGATCCCCAATTATTATGGGCGGCTTCAGTCTCCCTATGACCGCCCACATTCCTCTCACGAGAAACTAATAATTTGATTTATCTTCTCCTGAAACTGTGGCAGCATTTTGCTGCGAGTTCTTTAAAGAGTTGTGAAAATCACGGGCCATTTGGTAAAGTCCAGCGTTGTCAACTTTTCTTACCATGTCTATGTTATATCCATGCCAATTAAAATTGCTTCCTGCATTCTCAACAGATTTCAATCTGTATATTCTTGAAAACATAGGTGCTGGTACAGCTTTGCCAGTTTTAGGATCTGTCTCAAACTGATCTTCCATTTGAGAGTTCCATCCTCTACTAACTTTTAACTGAGTAGACTTCATTGTCATTAAAGCTTTCTCAGGTCTGTCTCCGTTAATGATAACAAAATGATTTGCTGTCTTGATAATTTCATTACCATTCTTCAACACATCTTTGTTGCTACCTTTATTTTGAGTGGTTTCTGCCATAATGCTTGGACCCCTATCATTGCTAATTGGTCTACCTTCGCTTCTTTCGAAAGGTGCCCATTCAGGGTAAGTCATTTTGTAGAACACAGGAATAACTTCTATTCCCTTTTCCCCATCATACAGTTTTTTTGTAACTGTATTATAAAACATACCCGCTTCTGCCCCTTCGACATATTTGGCATGCTTTTTCTTTGTTTCATCTGACATACTTTGCAGTAATTTCAGAAAAGGTAAAGCAAGATCACCTTTGTCAATGTTTTCAAGACCCATTCCTGAATCTGCAACAAAGTCCAAAGTTGCTAATGCACCACCTTGTTTGTTTGCGACGTCTCTTGTTTCTTCGCTCATGTTATTTGCTCCTTGTTATTTTTGTTTTGTTTCCCTTAAACAGGTTAAAATGTTCAGATGGCAGTTCTTCGTTTTTCTCAGAACGTTCTCTAAACAATGCTTTGAGGGTCATAGGTTCGACTTTCAACTTTTGAGTTGGTTCGAACCCATTCCCTTTTGCAAGGTTTGCGTATTCGCTCGCCTTGTTATCTTCGCCACGACCAAAGGAAACTGTAATCTCATTTTTAATAAGATCACCTAAGTCGTTTTCTCGAAGCCAGTTATATGCGCCCTCTCTCTTATCAAGAGGTATAGTAGCGCTGTAAATTTCTTTTACTTCTATTGCAGACCCATCAGCTAATTTCATAGTTTTCATTTTTAATGATTCCATAATTTCTGGAATTGCTATTTGAGATATTTGATCTGCGTTTTGTTTTTTTAATTTAAGACGTTGTTCGTCTTGTTCTATTTCGTCTTCTAACTTTTGTAGTTTAATAACTAGATCGGATAAACTTTCTACACCGCCTAAATTATTTACGTCTTGAGGTGCGTCCTCAATAAACATATTTTGTAATTTTTCATTACTCATTTATTTCTCCTTTTTCATTGAAATTTATTGGCACAGGATAGTAAACTTTTTCTTGTCTATCCCATTTTAATAAATTTATTTTTCCACCTGTATAATAATGTACAATTGGTCCCACAAGAAATATTATAGATGGATCTCCAGTTAATAACAAGTAGTCATCAGGTTTTATATTTCTTAATAACTTTCTTAATTCAAAAAGAACAGGACCTGCGCTTAATACAATCTGTGCGTGTTCTTTTAATAAAACTTTTATTTTACCATATTTTAACGCGCCCATAATATTAAACTTTGGTCGTCCAACACTTGTTCCAGGTATCTCCTGTAGCAAATAAACTGTAGGTTCTTTTTTTATTTCTTCTTTTTCCAACATAACTTTCTTGCTTGACTTCTATTCTATTTAATATAGTTTGTCAAATAGAAAGAATAAATAAAATTATGAATTATAAATTTAAAACTAAACCTTATGCTCATCAAATAAAAGCATTAGAAAAATCTTGGAATAAAGAAGTATATGCTCTTTTTATGGAGATGGGTACTGGTAAATCAAAGGTATTAATAGACAATATCTCTATGCTGTATGATAGAGGTAAAATTAATGGTGCCTTAATTATTGCACCAAAAGGCGTGTATAAAAACTGGCAAGACTCTGAAATACCTACGCATATGGCAAAACACATACAAAAGAAGTCAATTTTGTGGCAAGCAAATATTAATAAAACACAAGAAGCAAAACTAAAAACATTGTTTAAATCAGAAATGGATTTACATATTTTAATTATGAATGTTGAAGCATTTTCGACAAAAAAAGGCCTTGATTTTGCCTTAAAGTTTTTAAGTTGCCATGAAACACTAATAGCTGTTGATGAATCTACATCTATAAAAAATCCATCTGCAAAAAGAACTAAAAATATTTTAAAATTGTCAGAACAGTGCAAATACAGAAGAATTTTAACAGGTTCTCCAGTTACTAAATCACCTCTTGATCTATTTACTCAATGTTATTTTTTAGATCCTTTTTTACTTGATTTTACGTCTTATTATGCTTTTCGTAATAGATATGCAGAAATGCGAACAGCTAATTTTGGTGGCCGTTCTGTGCAGTTAGTAAAAAATTATAAAAATTTACCAGAATTATCAAACACTCTTACAAATTTTTCTTATCGAAT